GGTATATCAATGATTAGATACTCATACCCGCAAGCACAGCGCAATCCCTGCATAACTTTGCCACACTCTGGGCAGTCTTTGATTACGGTCTCTTTTTTCTCTTTTTTCGTTATCTGATTCGCTTCGCTGAACTTATGCTCTTTCTGGCACAGGCTTTCCGGCTCCATCAAATGCGCCATACCAAAAGTGTGAACATTCCGGGCATGGTCAAGATAGATTGCATAAGGCTTGTCAGGGTGTGTTCGCTGAATACGCCCTGCGCGTTGCTGAAACACTGTTGGGCTCTTCGTTGGGAAGCAGTCAATGAGAACTCTTGTCTTTGGAGAGTCGTAGCCGACCCCTAACAATCGTGAACAAGATAGTATTTTGATTTCGCCAGATTCATGCGCGGCAAACAACCGCTTCCGTTCTGGTAGTTCGGTATAACCGTCAATATGTGCCGCAGGGATGCCGTTCTGCTGAAATTCATATACCAACCCCTTACTCATTTTAATTGAAGGGCAGAAGGCTATGGTCTGGGCGTTTTCGCCATGTTCTAACCAATTTCGGATAATATCGCCTGTGAGTTCCGCGTTGTTTTCGCTACGAGCCGCTATATCGTCTGGGTGGTAATCGTGCGTGCCTGTTGCTATTTTCCGCTTTCGGACGCCCTTAGTATCTATGCTAACACCTCCATAATAATGAACTGGAGCCAAATATCCGCGTTCAAGTAGAGTTTCCTGTGATACTGATTGAATCATGTCTTGCCAGATATTACCGAGCCCCTTTGTATATGGCGTAGCTGTGAGGCCAATGAACACAGGCGCACTGGCGGGTTCCATTTGCTGAACGATGGTTTTCCAGATAACGTGGCATTCATCAACTATTGCCAAATCGTAATCCTGCGCAGTAATTTTCCTTCTTGTAACGGTCTGTATGCTCGCTATTTGTATCGGATACCACGGCTCTGGCATGCAATCGCCCTGAATAACTCCGTATTTGATGCCCCAAGCATCGAAAACGCTGAACGTCTGGTCTAACAGTTTCAACCTATCCACGTAAAATATGCCGCGTTTCCCCTTATCTTGGCAGGATTTGAGTATCGCGGCCGCAGTGTGTGTCTTACCGAATGAGCAGGGCGCAGATAGCAGAACTCTTTTTTTCCCTGACCTGAAAGCCGCCTTCACGCCATCTAGAGCCGCTTGTTGATGTTCCCGTAGTCGCATTTTTTTCTCCATGCACAATTACCCAATTTCTCCCGAAAATAGGCCAGTCAGCACTGGTGATTCCACTTTCGCCCGATAAATCGGAAATCCGTCAGGATTTGATACTTTTCTCACAATCCACAATGGTGAACTGCCTCCCGCCAGTTAAAACTGGTCGCTGAGCCTCACATCTTACCCTCTCGGTTTTCGGTCTCCTGTTGTCATGGGTGGGACAGCGCAGGAATTATTTGATGCTCGGTTGACGCATTTCTGCCGCTATATTTCAGGGTACAGCTACCCATGAGCCAGAGTTACAGTCAGGCTTTGCCACACTGGTCAACGGGATGCGGATATATAGTGCCGATTTGAAAGAGCAACACTAGATGTTGCGTTTCGGAAGGATTTTTTGGATAATCGCCCCTGTCGGGTATTCGATTTCTTTCACCTTCTCCTTTCAGGTCGGATTTTGGGTATCTCGCAAATACCACCGACATTTTTTATTTTTACTCAAACCCTCTCATAAGTAAAGACTTATCCCGATTTTGGCATTCCAGAATCGGGATTTTTTTTATACCAACCTCAGAACTAACCTTTCCCTGCCAATTGCTTTGGTGAAATTACTGCAACCATCAGCGGTACACCACCAACCGACACGGATGTTTTTTTCCGCATTTATTATTTGAACCATCGTGCCACCGCATTTGCAGGGCTTTTGCGATAAATCTTCTTTAACCATTTTTATAAATTTTTATATTTTAATGTCAGACAATCTTTCATATATTCGGGAAGGCTATCGTATACACTTTGCATCTTTGATTTTCTTGCAGTCAGATAAAAAAAATCTTTGTGAAAGAATCGCATATATTTCTCAAATTTGTAAGTTTTCGGCATGATTGGCATTCGCGGATATTTATCAACGAATTCCATAGCATTTATTGTTAATACAGAATCTCTACAATAAAGAATGTCCACTTGATGCACCACTTGCAAAATCATTCCGAATAACTTTGGGCATTCTTTTGTTCTTGAATTATCCAAATCGTGCAGGCTCAATTCTTCATTCTCTTTTGCGGCTATGTGCCAAAATTTCATATCTTTCTCCTTAATTTACTTTTGTCTTGGGGGTGTTATCTTTTTTGTGCGTTTTTTTGCCAGTCTGGTAATTCTGTCCAAATCGTCTTTGCTGTACTTGATTGGAGCATTATGCGCCTCCAACCACTCAACCTTCTCGATGCCAATTCGATTTATCAAGCCTTTCCTGTATTCCACGATATTCCCTGACAAATGCCGGTTACATTTGACGCATTGTAGATGACAGTTCCAAAGGTGAAATCTGAGCGGTGAGGAGCCAACCGATTTGTAATGCCCTGCATCGAATGCGCCACCATATACTGTGCCGCCCTGAATTGCCCCACAGGAGATGCATGGCCTGCCCTTATCCCTTTCCCGTATATATGTATTAAAAGCCCTCTGAGCGTCTTTCAGGGCATCTGAGCGGGTTCTGAGTTTTTTCTTGGCCTCTTTGAAGGCTTTACGTTTGCTTTTGGCGGCCACCCTTCTCGCGGCTTCAGTTTTCGAGTATTCAATCAGATGCTCAAAACAGCAAAATGCGTGAAGTTTCACAATGACAGCCTCATCGACCGGCACTTTCGCTCTGCAGAACTTACAGCGTCTAGTATTCAATTAATAGCAATTCCAAATCATCAATATCACGCAATTCGGAAATAGGCATGTACCGGCAATCAACCTTCTCGGTATGGCCATCATTCACCTGTCCCGCAGGGGCGTATGTTGCTAACTCTCGAAACTCCTGCTTAGTCTGCCAACCTAAAATGTACACATGAGAATCGTTTACATAGGTAAATATGTATATTTCGCAACCCTGTTCGGCCTGCGATTCTGGGACGCGAACTGTGTAGTGCGGCTGTGGGACTCCATGTGAATTTTTACTTTTGACATCGATTTTTAATGAATGACCTTCGCGCCTCACAACGTCAAAATCATAATCATAATTATCACGAGCTACGTAGTTGTACTCTATACCGGCATCTATGAAATACCTGCCAACTGCGCATTCTCCGAGAGTTCCCGCATACTGCCCACGCCCCGCCTGCTCAATCGTATTAGCATTATATGAATCACCTGTATATTGACGCTTTGCGTACTCTACCCAACTTTGCCTGATAGTTATTTTTTTCATTTATCTATACTCGGCCACGGTACATGAATACCTAATTTAGCCCCCAACGCTTGATTCAACACCTCATAAATCTTGATGTATTGAACGGTGTTAGGGTCAGTTGTGGACTCTTTTTCGTACATTGATTTCTGCACAGGCCTCCACAAGTAATCTTTAACGGACATCATAGTCCATGGTATATCTGCATCGGCCTTCAGAACACCCCTCATGTCTAGCCCCGCATCATTCAGGGCTTTAGCTACCCTGCTCAGCCAGAGGTGGAGCGCGTTGTTCTGCGACTCCGACCTCTGTTTTCCGGCTGTCCACCTGAACTCTAAATACTTGTTTTCAGCATAAAGTTCTTCGGCATATTCTATGAAAGCCGCCAGACTTTCCTTCGAGTTCACACGCCAATGTTGCATGTTAATAGCCTGCTATAGCCGGTTTGCCTTCGGTTTCTTTGCAGAATTCCAAAAATTCATCCACCGACATATCAAGAACGCCCAATATTTTGATAGCCGTTCCAAGTTTGACATCAGCCAATTTAGTGATTTGGTAGAACCTTTGCGGGCTCACACCTATCTCCTGCGCCATGTGCTTATGCAACATGTGATGCCGTCTCATCAGCTTTTTCAGCGAGTTTCCAAAATGCTCCATGACTCCTCCCTTAGAACGGAATGTCCGATACATCAGCATCATCTAATGACGGTGTTACTGGCTTTTGGGCGGGTTTATCATTCTTTGGAGTGAAGGAAAGACTGAAATATTTCCTGCCTGCTTTCGATGTTTTTACCCAAGCACTGAGCCAGTATTCAGAACCACCCACTTCTACATCTCCTGTATATTCTGGTTGCTTTTCCGTTACTTTTTTCTGATTTTTGAACAGCGCACCGCTGTTGTTGTTGTCATATTGTTGCTCTTTCACTTCCATTCCTTTTCCTCCTCATTATGGTAAAGGTGATTTAGTTGTTGATTTATGGCTTTCAAAGCCCTATTCCAAGCGGCTATATAAATCATTTTGAACTCGTCTGATTCATCATCCCACTTGCGGTCATAATGTTGCTCGTAGTCAGCTATCAGCATATCTAGCTTGCTCATTTTTGGGCTAACTCCTCACTGAATAATTCAATAGCGTTACAAGCCATCTCGACAAGATTGGCCAGTGTAAATATGTAACTATCGTCTCTCTCTACCCGAACTATCATTATCTTGAGTTCAGGGTGATAGCTCACGAAGTCGCACCACTGGCGGCCTGTTACCCACAACTGCCCCTGCACTTGCGGTATATATTTAGGCGGCAATACGCCTTCCCGCAAATATCCGACATGGGTGTGCGCTAACGGGCATTTTATTTCTAGCAACCCGTCTTCACCGATTAATCCATCAGGGCTTGCCCCCGCTTCTACGTTATCGTGCAAGCACAGGCTAACATCAGTCACTTCACAGTCTTTGATGAACTCATAGTTCTCTCGCGCCTTTGGCTCTAAATCAGTGCCGCGTTGCATAGCGTAAGTTACCGGAACTTCAATGCCTTTGCCGGTCAGCTTTTCGGCTATCAGTTCATCTATGTATGCCGGTGCGCCACTAGCCGATTTACCTGTCGGTGTGATTATCCTATGGAAACTGCTTGCTGTTGGAACGCCAAGACGGGCTTTGAACCATTCATCAGTGCGTTGCGCGTATGGTAGCTGTCTCATAAGGCTTCCTCCGCGCCTTCCTGAATAGCTTCTACCAAGTCTGCTTGTTCTTCCTGCTCGGCCTTTTCTTTAGCTTCCTGTTTGGCTACGTATTCTTCCATCCTGTTTGCTAACCTATCTAGCAACACTTGATAATTAGCGTTAGTTACAGATTCAAATGACTCTGCGCCAACCACGCTCAACATTCTGCTATACGAGAGTTCCTGCGCATCAGCTAATTCCATGAGGTTCTGTATCTGATGTTCGTCTATCAGCTGTTTGAGTTCTTGCTGTATTGACTCTGGCAAATCCTCTCCTGCGTAAACATAGAAGCCCAAGCCATGCATAGCTATACACTTCGCCATGCAACGCTGACGGCCTGTATTGATAGCGAACGCATCAGGATTCGGGATTGCTTTGTTCTTGTGGTCCATAACAGGCA